CTTCACCTGGAATTAATCCAATAATTTCACCAGCACCACGTGTCACATCTGTTCCAAAGTTATAAAGTTTTTGTCCTGTTTCGGACTCAGAAAGATTTGCAGATATCATTGCCGTTTGACCAAATTTACCAGTCTGTGCAGCATCTCGACCTAATTTGCCAGCATATCCAGCACCAGCAATTCCACCAGCAATGGCTCCAGGAATAGCGCCTACGCCAAAGCCAGCAGCACCGCCAGCAACAAAACCAGCAAGACCGCCAATAATACCACCAGCAACCATTTGTAGCCCTGCAAGCATACCCATAGCAGCGTTCTGTCGCGTTAAATCATTTACAAATGCGTAGTTAGAGCGCAGGCCTTTAGTTCCAGCCATGAGAACCGATGACATTTTTCCACTAGTTTTTCTATCAAGTTCTGCTAGACCGTATGCGGCAGATTGCATACCTAAAAGTGGCACACCAATTCCTGGAATTAAAAGTACTGGGAATCCTGATAAATCTGATTTGACTAATGTATTAAAGCCTTGCTTGGTTCCAAGATTTTCTCCTGTAGACTTTAAAAATTGTTGTCGAATTTCTTCAGCCCTATCATTAAATGATTGTGGGTTTTTAGGTAGATTTTTAGCCATGTCAAGCGTTGCGCCGAAAGAAGGACGACCGTCAGGATTAAGTGAAGGATTAATTCCTGGCTTTTGCTTTAATTTATTTTGAATATTTCCCAGTATCTCAAGTGAACTCATTTAAGAATTGTTCCCAAGTACTTAACGTAATCCTTTGTTCCCTGGGAGGAACCTGGTTGTGATGCATAAAATTCTAAAATTGGGTAGTAACCACGAATCATTTCAATATCTGGGTCACTAGATGGTTCTTGTGGAAGACCTACAATCGAGTTTGCGCCTTTGCCAATTGGTGCCCCATCTGTAACGGGCAAGGCATCGTTAGTTGGTGCCGTAATAGGTACTACTGGACTAGGGCTTTCTGCATCACTATACATGCTAGCACCTGATTGCTGTGCTAGTGTATCAATACCAGTTGAACCAAGGGATTTCATGCCAGGAATATACATCTTTGCCTGACCTTTACCGCTTGTTGGATTTACGCTTGTAGGGTTGTTCTGAGCCATTGGTCTATTTTCGCTAGTTGTCATAGTCTCTCCTACTTAAATTGTTTAAATGTATGGATTGGTTCTGAACAGAAGCAATCATATTCAATAGCATATGCAATAGCCTTACGAATTATAGTTTCTGCTTGCGCAGCAGTTTTTACTTTTTCCACACCCAACGCTGCCAACGCACCGAGGGCAATATCTCCGCCACTGCCCATAACGTATACATTACGAACATCGGTATCCCAAGAATAGTCATCCGAGACCGCAAAGACTTGGCCTTTGATTGAGATAATAAATCCGCCTTCGTTCTGCGCAACATCGCCGTCCTCTTTCATATCAATACCAGCATCAACAAAGTTCTTACGCATCTGCGGAATGAACTTCTGTGCCATGTAGTTATTTAAATTTTCTTTTAATGTTGGCTTAGGCTGTGGGTAACCATAATGTAGCACATTACTTGCGCGAGATGAACCACAACCAGCAATCAATACTCCATTGTTTTCTACAATCTTTGGAGTCTTGCTTACCTGAAAGCGTCCATTCTCATCACTAAGGCGAGAATCACACCCTAGTACCGACCAACCATCACCCTGAATCGCTACTAGTGTTGTCATTGTCCCCTACCTTAGTTATCTACGAGATACTGTACTCACTCTTGATTGCGCTGCGCCTGTACCTGTTAAACTTGAAATCATACTCATTACATCTGGTGGAGGTCCACTTTTTCCTTGCGCCATTTCCTGAGAAGGAGCGCCTCCTGCTGGAGCGCCAACGGGAACTGGGGACGGTTGTTCGACCGCTTGAGGTGTCCCAACAGGAGGAACTTGAGGTTTAGGAGCAAATGCTTCTCCGATTGCGTCTTCCAATGATATTCCCTTTTGGCGAGCATTAATAACGGCTGCAATTTTTTGTACTACTATTGATGCATCTTGTCCTTGAGATGCCATCTGTGGAATTGCTTGCGTATACGCTGTAATAGAACCAAGAAGAGATTCGCGCATTTTTTCGATTTCAATCTTTTCTAGTTCCTGAGTTACGTTAACCGTAAATGGAAGTTCACGCATTGCCATGTCCTTGGAGATGAGTCCACCACCAAGAGCCTGTAGCATAAAAATAAGTCCTTGCGCTGGGTTAAGACCAGCAAGCATACCATAACGCACATCAGCGGTGTAGTCACCCTTAATGTCCTTGGTTGGCTTGTAGATAACCTCATATGGTGAACCAGAGTCAACACCACGAATGGTTTTTTCTTCTGGGAAGATTTTTTCATCTACTTCAAAGCATACCTTAAGAACATCACGAAGTGATGTAGCAAAGATTGCCTGTGCTGATTTAACCTGTGTGTCAAATGCGCCAAGTAGGGCTTGTACACCCTGACCCGTGACAACGGATGCACTGATATTTCCAGTACGAGATTCTGGGTAACGAGCACCAACGCGAAGTTCTTGATTAAGAATTTGCTGTTCGGTAAATGCACCTGCTGGTATTGAAAGTTCTACGCGACGAACACCCGCTGGGTTAGATGTACGGATAACCGCATCTCCACCAAGTTGGAGTTCTTGCACATCCTGGGGAAGCACGATTGGAGCCTGTACTGATTTTTCAGCGGCTTCCATTGCAAGTAGAGCAAAGCGATTGCGAAGCAATTGGATACCAAGAACATCGTCAAATTGTCCACGAAGTTCTCCATCAACGGATGGCTTGCGTGCAACGATAACCATCATCTTGCCAAGTGGGTTTGATACTTGAGATAAAATTAAATTTTCTTTTGCTGGTAAATAAATAATGGACTGGTCTTTATCGTAGTAGCGAATCATCTCTACCTGAGTGTAGAGGTCCTGCTTGTATCCGTTGTTTCCAAGCAGTTGACGCTCATGCTCTGGGAATTGAGATACCAATTCTCCAAGTGTCATTAGGTAACGCTTAGCAAAAGCAACACAGCGTCCATAGCGGTCAAATTCTGGATAGGAACCCATAGGGTTCTCGATACGGATGCGTGGAAGTTTTGATTCATCATCTAGTTCAATGATGAATGGAACAAATCCATATGTTAAGTACCAGTCGGCACCTGAATACATCTGCACCGAAAGGTCAGAGTTAGAAAAGTAGTTAGAGGCAATACGTGTGCGTCGGTCAGCGAACTGACGAGCACGGTCTGATACCTGATTGGCGGCAGAACAGTTAATCGCTGGAAGAGGAGCCATAACTTCTGAAAGGTCACGCGCTACAATGTCGATAAAGTTAGCAACTACGTTAGCATCTACACCATCTGGAAAAAAGTCAGGGTATACCTTTGAGATTTGTCCTCGTCGGACGGCAAGAACATCTTGGTTGCGACCATCTCTGTCGGCATTGCGGTGACGAAGGGAGTCAACCCTTGCTGCCACTTGCTCCATTGATAATGCCATTGTTATCCTAACCGTAGTTTTCGTTCCATTGGTCTGCAAATTCTTCGTCTAAATTAATTGACATTCTTTGAGATGTTTGCGCCCTAGTGGACCATCTGTTGTTTGCCCACTTTTTTGTCTGGCTACTTTGCTGCATCAATTCGCGTATGCGAATGATTGCAAACCACAAGGCCATCACGCAGTCAGTTGGGTTTCTAGTATCTGGCTTCCAGGTTATAAGTTCCTGTACTAAAGTCTTGAGTCCTTCAGAGCCTTCGTTAGAAGGCAAGGAGATAATGTTGTTATCCTGAAAACGACCATCACGTGTACTTCCAAAAAGGACCGCCATAGATGCAACACCAAATCCCACATCCCACTTATTCTTGCCAGTAAAGTGTGAGTTGAGTTGACATCCGTACTGGGCTAACCAGTTGCGGAGTTCATCATCTAAGGCATAAGCCTTTTGATGGGCGTTAATTTCAATTCTTAATTCTTGTGGCTTATACTTAATAACCCACTCTTCAATTAAATTTCTAATACGTTGCGGTGTGGTATCTGTCATATTAACGCAGTCAAGTATATAAATTTTACTATCATCTCGGTTATATGTGACAACTACCGCACCCGTAGCACCACTCATTGCTGGGTCTAAACCTATAACAGTATAGGAGGATTGGTTACTCTTAGGATGGCCTGGGACACCTGGCTTTAGGATTCCACGCTTTCGCATTCCATTGACAGAACCTGCGATACAGGTGGGACTAAAGATTGAGTTTTCAACAACGTCTTCCTGTTGATAAACCATTGCCCATACGCTGGGAGCGACCTCAGCGCGGCGCTTAAAAAGAGAGGGTCCATCCCATTTGGGGTATAGCCCATTTTCGAGTATGTCATCTAAATCATTCTCCTGGCGGTCTGTTTCTGGCCAAAGGGTTTTCCAGTTAAGTGGGCTTTCATCAAATTCTAAAACTGCTGGCATAGCCATATACGTAAAGGGGGTTTTGCCACCAGTCCACTGAGAACCATCTCTTATCATTTTGTACAAATCTATGGGTGCGACACGGGTTCCTACTATTAGTAATTTTCCGTGCCGCCCCAGACGAGTGATAACTTCTTTTTGAAGCCATTCAATTTGCTTCTCCCATTCATGGGCATTGGAGTTCATCACAACGTCGTCTAGGATAATCAGGTCAGCACGGGCGCCGTAAATCTGGGAACCAAATCCCAGTGCTTGGACCGTCGGGTCCTTTTCGCCACTATCGCGGCCTGTTCCTAAATATATCATGTCAGCAGACCATTGGGTAGCATCTGCCTTGTAACCACCATTAGGGCCAAAGGCACTCTGGAGTTTCATATATGCTGGGTGGCTAAGACGAGTCTTAATTGCACCTAGAAATTTTCTTGCCATACCCTGAGTCTTAGATACGATAATGACTCGAGTATTGGGGTTTGTAACAATTTGCCAAGTTACATAGTTGGTGGTGATGGTAGTTGACTTAGCATGTTCTGGAGGAACATTAATAAGGATACGCTTTGGGTCACCAAGTTCGTAGGTTAGCCCTTTAGGTTGCCATCTAGGTTCTACACCGTCTAGCATATCAACCCAGTTGAGTTGGTGATTAAACAGTTGGGTATCTAGGAACTGTTCTGAAAAATCCTGGTAGGAGATTGACTTAAGGTCTGCCAGGTCAGCCTTTATGCCTTTGCCTACAAGGCGGGCTTTATCAGCCTTTAACTTGAATTCTTCATCTACCATAGACCATTGTCTGAAGGTAGTGTCATTACGTCCCACAGCAGCCATAGCGGCCGTGATGGTAGCACCCTGTTCTAGTAGGGCTAGTACTTTGGCCTGTGCTTCGTTCTTGGGTACTGATTGTACCCCTGGTTTACGTCCCATTATACTCCTAATAAACGCCGTATTAACGGTTGGATTAAACGGGTATAAATATCCCATTATTAATAATATTATATCATATATAGGAGGAGCGGAGTCTAAACGGAGCGACTCCGTAAGATTATATATACATATAAGATAACCTGTTCAAACAGGTAAAACCGAACAAAGTTCGGTAATATATTTTATTTTGAGCGTAAATCGCGGTATTCTACCGCTATATCCCCCACTATAATATAACAGAAAATTTAGGGTAGACACTATATACCCCACCCGTGCATCAAATAAACAACCCTACCCTCGCATTGTACAATTGTCGACAAATAGATAAATAGATAAGTTGATAAGTCGATAGGTGTTCTATCTCCCCGAGGATATATTCGCCGTCTCTTATTCCCCGACCAGTGACCCGATATAAAAATTGCAGGATTGGCTTGTCCACATAGTGAGATGGTGATAGACTAAGTTACTAGCCAGTAATCGAACAACTGTTCGACTCGCTATATAATATAGTGAGAAAAAATAAATAAAAAAATAGTGCGGATGTATTTGACATACGGGTGACGAATTGAGAGAATTCTCTTATGGCATCCCGCCATTGATAAAAAATAGAAAAGAGAAAAAAAGATGTCGAAGAAAATTGAAATAAAAGTAGCGCCCGTCGTAGTTGTTGATGAGGCATTACAAGGCTCGTATGCATTACTTATTGCTGACGGTGAAGACGCAAACCTGCGGGGCTTGCAATTCATCCAAGAATTGGCTGAGCGATTGAACACTGGCTTGACCCAAGATATCGCGAAAGACTCTATGAAAGAATTGGTAAAAGACTTACGCATACGCCCCGTCGTTCGTTACTCACACGTCCCATCTGTAACAATTGCCTCCCTAATAATTGCCCGTTTCGAGAGCGAGGTAGTAGATGTTCCCGTATCGGATGTTCTAATTCTTGCCTCCCGCGTCTTAGCGGACAAGAAAGCAGGGGGTGCGCTTAAGCACATAAATAAAGCAGAAACTTACGCAGAATTAGATGAAAAAACCCTAAGTAAAGCCAAGTCTCAAGCCCGCGACGCGGGAGAGAAAGTCTCCGACGATATTGCGGAGAAAGTAAACGCGATTACCCTAGAAAGTATCGCGGAGAATACTCTTCTATTCTTTAAGGGTAAGAATTTACAGGATATTAAAACGGCAGACTTAGCGCTAATTCATAAGGTGGCGCAGTTATGGGTCACAATTGAACGGAATTCTAAAGTTGCTTAGACCGTAAAAGATAGCCCTCGCGAAAGCGAGGGTTATTTTTTTACCTATTTTTTTACCTATTTTTTTTTAGCAGTTGCCAACCAACACAAACCTTTCGGAACCTCTAAACGCGAGCAAAAGAAATTTTTCAACACAAACTTTTGCTGGGCAGCGTAGCGAGTAGCGAGTAGCCAATGGCTTACTATATAATATAGTGAACCTTTTGGATTTGACTTATGGGAGCGAGTATGGTAGGCTTAGCCTTGTAGATGAGAAACCTAGCCAAAAATGGCTGCCAATGGCTTACTATATAATATAGTGAGTCACTGGTTCAGATTTGACTTATCTGCCCCGATAGAGTATTGTTGCTCTTGTAAGTAATTAGTGAGGCAACCGCTTCACTATATAATATAGTGAAAGGTAAGGATATGAGCACAGAAACCCCAAACTTCTTTGTCAGACTGGCTCAGGCAAATGAAGTAAAAAATAATCTTGAACAAGAATTAAAGCAGAAGGAAGATTTTTACGCTTTAGGCGTAAAGCGTATGACTGAAATGCGCTCGGTTTACGAGTGAATTACAGTGTGGATGTAACCCTAAAAGGGCAAGTAGAGGCCGACTCTCAGAAAATGGCAGAATTAATTATCCAAGCCTATTTAGATAAAATAGTTGATGTAGACTCAGGGAATTTCAACTATTCTGATGTAGAGTTTCAAGTAAATTAGACTACGGTTTACGAGTGAACCTAGACTAGGTTTCGTTAATGGGTAGCGCTGCTTGCGGTTGGGCAAGTGTGCGCGGTGGCTCACGATAGGCAGTTACGCGAGTGCGAGTCTCGCGGTGAGCGCGTGATAGTAAATTGCTATC